CGCCTGTCATGGCGTAAATCTGGCTGGAGTCGTGTCCGTAAAAACACGAAAGCGTTTCCCAACGATAAAGGGTACACGGGTAAGTAGTCGGCCCAGAAAAGCGACTGGTTAGTTTAACTTTAATCTTAAATTTGGAGGATGCCATCATGGCTAACACAAACTTTTCATCACTGACCAGTGAACAGCTTACTATCTGGTCGCGTGATTTTTGGCGTGTTGCTAGGAACATGTCCTTCATTAACCAATTTGCGGGTAGCGGACCTAACGCTATGGTTCAGAGAATATCTGAACTTACCCAATCAGAAAAAGGAGCAAGAGCTGTTATAACACTTCTTGCCGATATGACTGGTGACGGTATTGTTGGAGACAACACCCTCGAAGGAAATGAAGAGACTTTAAGAGCCTACGACATCGTTGTACAACTTGATCAATTGAGATTTGCTAATAGACTTGCGGGTAGATTAGCTGATCAAAAATCAGTTGTTAATTTCCGTGAGCACTCACGAGATGCACTTGCATATGCAATGGCTGATCGTATTGACCAATTAGCGTTTTTATCGCTTTCTGGTATTAACTACACACTTAAAAACAGTGGTGCATTAAGACCTGTCTTGACTTCAGGACAAAATCTTGGTGACCTTGCGTTTGGAAGTGATGTAACTGCACCAACTTCTAATAGACACAGAAGATGGGATGCAACTTCAGGCTTAGTAGCTGGTGACGTAACTGCTGTAGAAGCAGCCGATACCATTACTTATGAATGTATTGTTGCTCTAAAAGCTTATGCTAAAGATAACTATATCAGAGGCGTAAGAGGTGCTGGTGGAGAAGAGGTATATCACCTTTTTGTATCTCCACAAGTAATGGCTGACCTTAAACTTGATTCAGATTTCTTGGCTAACGTCAGAAATGCTGGAGTCAGAGGACCAAGCAACAGCTTGTTCTCAGGTTCTTCAAGCTTGATGGTTGACGGCATTATGGTCCATGAGTTTAGACATGTGTTTAACACTGCTAATGCAACTACTGGAACATCTTCAAATGCCGGTTCTGCTGGATATAAGTGGGGCGCTGATGCTGACATCAACGGCTCTGCTGCTTTATTCTGTGGAGCACAAGCTCTTGCTATGGCAGATATTGGACTTCCTGAAATTGTTGAAGACACCTTCGACTACGGGAACCAAAACGGTATCTCTATTGGCAAAATCTTCGGTCTTAAGAAGCCTAAGTACAACAGCGACTACAATGGTGGCGTTGAAGACTTTGGTGTTATTAGATTGGATGTTGCATACTAAGTATGCTTTTGTGGGTGGTTCATTTTGAGCCACCCCTTTTTTAGGAGTAAATTATGATCATCGTATCAGACATAGACAGGTATATATCAACCACCTGGGGCGCATCAATCAGATTGGAAGCTGGCGTACCAAAAGAAGTTGGAATGGATATTGGAATTTTTTGTTTACAAGAAGGGTGTACAGAAGTTAAGCCCAATTCTATTAAAGAGAAAAAACCAAGCGAACCAATTAGCGAGGTTAAAGTAGAAGACTCTACACCAAAAAAAGCGCCGGTTAAAAAACCAGCGAAGAAAACAACTAAGAAATAATGGGAACACTAACGGGCACTAATATTATTGATAGAGCTAGACTTACCTTACAAGATAGCTCTGGTGTTCGTTGGACTGATGCAGAATTATTAATTTATATTAATGATGCACAACGCGAGATTGTTAATTTTAGACCCGAAGCAACTGCTACCCATGCAAATCTTCAGTTAAGTACAGGAACAGAACAAACGTTGCCTTCCGGCGGACTTCGTCTTATTAAAGTATCCCGTAATATGTCAGGCACAGCTTCAGATGCGACAGGTTCTAAAGCAATTAGAATTGTAGAAGAAGACTTATTAAACTCTATTGAACCAGATTGGCATGACCCAACAGTAACGGGTTCTTCAGCGCATGGTTCAATTATTAAAAATTATATTTTTGATGCTGATGACCCTAAAAAGTTTTATGTATATCCTGGAGTAGCCTCGGGTTCTAGTGCCTATGTTGAACTAATATACTCAAAGCTACCGACTGATTTGAGTTCCGTTTCTAGTACTATTGATATCGAAGATACTTATGGAAATGCTATTTTAAATTTTGTTTTATATAGAGCTTATTTAAAAGATGCTGAGTATGCAGGAAACCAACAAAGAGCGGGATCTCACTATCAGTTATTTTTAAATAGTTTAGGGGCTGGCGGGTCTGCAGAAGCCTTTTTAGACCCTAACGCAGATCGAAACGCGGGGCCTACAATCGCCCCTCAGGTAGGAGTGTAATATGGCAAATTTTAGCTCATTAGTAAAAGAAGTTTTACCTTATGTTCCAAACTGCCCTGATACTCTAATTGAATCTAATTTAAGATCAGCTACTATTGAACTTTGTGAAAGATCAAAAGCATATGTTTTTGATTTAGACCCAATTACAACTATAAGTGGTGTTTACGAGTATGAGTTTGATCAACCAGCAGGTACAGACGTCCATCAAATACTTTGGATGACATACGATGGCGATGATTTAGATCCAATTAGCCCAAGAAGTTTAGAATTAAATTATCCAGATTGGAGAAATAAAACGGCTTTACCACAAGTTTACTTACAAAAAAACCCGGATACTTTTTGGGTTGTGCCTGTTCCTAACTCATCAGTTACAAATGGTTTACAAATAAGTGTGGCTTTAAAACCAACTAGAACCTCAAACAATATTAGTACTGATTTTTCAAATGATTATAGAGATGGGATTATATATGGTGCTCTATATAGATTGCTTAGAATTCCAAGAAGAGATTGGTCTGACCCACAAGCCGCTGGAGATTATTTAAGTTTGTTTAATCAAGAGGTAACACAAGCAGAACAACGAGCACGCAGTGGTGATTTAGGTGTACGTAGATTAGTTAAATACCGTGGTACAGGACTGTCACCGCGTAAAAGGTACAAGCGATATGGTTCAGAGATCGACTATTAATGGAATATCCGTCGAAGAAATACCTGTAGATGAGATTCGGTATGCTTATGAAAGAATTGAATCTGATCTACATGTCATAAAAAATAAAAGTTACTCTGATTGGATACCAGCAGATATATATTTAGCATTACGTAATAAAAATGCTACTTTATATATGTTTTATGAAGCTGATAAATATGTTGGCTTTGTTATCTGCTCATTAATTTCAGACCCAGGTGGCGAACCTACGCTATTTATCTGGGCAAGTTATCAAAAACCAGAGTATAATTATAGGGAAGTAGGGTTTACTTTTTTAAATAAGATAGCCCTAGAAAAAAATGTGAAGACATTAGAGTTTCACACAAGTAGACCAGGATGGACCAGGGTTGCACGGAAGCACGGATTTGAATTAACAAGTTATGTTTATAAGAAAGAATTATGAGTTCAAGACCTAGAAGACAAGAATACCAAGCATCTGAGCAAGAAAAAGTTTCAGCAGCTGTATCTAAAGCAGAAAAAGAATACTTTGATCAAACATATGGCCCACTACTTAGGGAGATGCGCGATTTATCTGAAAGAGAAGACTTAGGTGGTTTAGCCCGGGGCGCAGCACAAGCTGATACTATGCAGGCTTTAAGTAGTCGACCTAGTTTAGCCGCAGCTCGTTCTGTTGACCAAGCTGCCGATTTAGCTTCCGCCGCTTCTGCACAACAATTACAGGGTAGTGCACAAGCTTTAGGTGCTCAAAGAGAAAGACAGATTGGGGTCTTAGGTACCGCAAGGGGTCAAGCTGCTGATGCTCAAGCGGGCTTAGCTAGAGCAGCAAAAATACAAAGCACAAAACAGCTCGAAGCAGCTCGCGCTAAACAAATGGTAAGGCAAGCTAAATTTAATGCTGCTGAACAAATAGGAGGCGCATTAATAGCACAAGGCAGCAAAAACATGTCTACTTACGACACACCAAACAGACAATCTGATGCTAATGATGCTGGGTTTTTTACTAGGTTTTTTACACCATATAGTGGGGGCGGATCATAATGGCACTATACGATAATTTACCCTTGCAAAAAAATACTTCTGTCAGCAGTCTGCCTGAAGTAAAAGACCCAGAAAAAGTTTATGCTGATATTACGCGACAGGATTATGAAAACTATCTACAAGATTACCGGGGGTTTGAAGAAAGACTTCTTTCTGCTAAAGATGATACTTCTTTAATAGAACAGTCAAGAGAAGACGCCCTTAAACAAAGTCAAATTGCTAGAGAAGTTCAACAAAGAAATGTTGAAAGATATGGTGGTGCTGGGCTAAGTGCGGTACAACAACAAGAACAACAAAGAGCTATGCAAAGAGGCACTCAATTGAATCTTGCAGGCAATTTAAACACAGCTCTTATTCAACAAAGAGAGGTTAATCAAAGAACCCTAGCTGATTTAATTAATATTGGACAGGGGGTAAATAGAAACGCTTTACAAGGTTTAGGCGAAGCTTCCTCAATGGCAGCAAATAGAGCAGCTGCTTATAATAATGCAAAAGCACAACATAAATCTAATATGATAGGATTAGGAAGCGGGCTAGCTAGTGCAGCAATCCTGGCTTTCGCAATATAATTATGGCAAGTAAATTCGGACAGTTTTTAAATTATTATACAAATCAAATTGGAGCTGCTGATTCAGCGGCTTACCAACGAGAGCAAACGCGTGCATTACAACGCGGTAATAATGAAGCAGATATGGCAGACACTATATCTACTTTGATAAACCAAGGAATTTTTGATGCAAAAGGCAACCTTACTCCGGGGGGGCTAGAAAAATTACATGATGCAAATATTGGAGAGCAATACGTTGATTTTATGAACACTTCTACTGTTGCAAATAATTTTAGAAATAAATTTGGGGATGTAGAAAAAGGGATTATTCTTGGGCCAGCACAGACAGAAGTGGGTACTTTTATTTTTAATGTAAGAAAGCGCGATGGGAAATTAGCGCCTTTAACAGAAAGAAGAAGCCAAGATCCCGATGATAAGCCAATACAATTTTCTAAAGAAGACCTAAAAAACTTTTATGAGGCACAAGCCCGAAATCTTTTACAAAAAGGAGGGTTAGTTGGGCAAGCTATTGGTACTACAGTAGAACAAACGCTTACGGGTTTAATAGGCGATACAAATGTAGCTCCTGAAGATGCGACAGCGGGGCTTGGTCAGATAAATGAACTTTTAAATAAAAACCGTTCTCCAGAAGAAAAAGCGGCTATTGATTCTGAGCCGTCAGGAAGAGACGTTGAGTTTACTCCAACTGCAGTTGACCAAAGGCAGATGGCAAAAGAACAACAGTTTTTTAAAGAAGATAAGCCAGAACCTAAAAAAGGAAAAAGAGGTCTGTACGGAGCAATCGATTTTGAAGCCCCCACAGACGTAAACCAATTTGGTATGTCTCCTGAAGAAATAGCACAATTAAAAGAGATAACTGATAAAGGGGGCCCCATGACTGGAGCTGCAACTAACGCCTACAAAAAATCTAGAGAAGTTATTTCTGATGATCAGTTAGTTGCTTTAGGTTATTTACAACCTAAATTTAAAGACTCTCCTATAGGAAGACTCACAGCACGCGGTAATTTTATAGAAGACTTTGCAAAATTATCTTCTCCAAAACAACCGGGTGTAACAGAAACAGCGGCAACAACAGAGCCGCCGTCACAAATAGAAACTATCCCTGCATTACCAGATAATATACAAGATGCGAGACAGTGGTTTACTGATAATCAATCAACTTTAGAAAAATTACCTGAAGAGGATTACACAAAAATACAAAACCTTTTAAAAGAAAAAAACATTAGCACTGCACAAGATTTTCAAACTGCGGTTGAGCGGGGGCAAATATCTCAAACTGATGCATTAAAAGCTTCTGCACTTATTGCTTTTGCTGTTAATGGGCCTAGTGGTTCTATTACTGACAAGTTAAATGTTTATTCAGCTTTAACTAATACTTTCTTTACGGGAGACCCAAGCACTACAGCCGCTGATTTAATGAATACTCAAAGTCTGTTACAAAGCAGAGCTTTAACTATGCAAAATACCCTGCGTAGTACTTTTTTTGAACCAATTAGCGCTTCAGCTAAAGCCGTTATGGATTCTTTGGTTGATGAAGATGGTGATCTAAGAACTAAAACAACTGGCGAATTTATAAAAAACATGAAACAGCTTAATGCTGATTTTTTAAATAATTTTAATCGAGTTCCTGCTTCCGATAAACCCGCTGCTTTAAGAGAGTACAGAAGAGTTTTAGGAGAAGCTATTGCTTTACAATCGCGAGGCTCTAAAAATTTAATGGATTTCTTTGGGGATATTATTGCCCCAGATTTTCAGAATACTCAAGCGGATATTTTTGATAATATTAGAGTACGTAGGGGTAGCGGAGGTAAAGTTAAGGAGATTGTATTTGTAAATTCTGCACAACCTGGCGTAGAAACTGAGTACAGTATTTTTCCGGGGGAGCTGATAAATAAATTTGGTAGAGCTAATTATCAGTTTCTTATTGATAATGCTGATACGTTAGGGATAGAAGATATGAATAGCGCCGCTAAAGAAAAGAAACGGTAGATAATGTGTCACAACAAACTGGGTACAAAAACAATAACTGGTTAAATGTTAGATTTAACACAAACAATAATTGGGTAGGTCAAACCGGCGCTGATGATGGTGGATATGCACAATTTGAAAACCCCCTCTATGGTCTAAGAGCCGCTGATAAAGTTTTAGAAAACTATGGTGTGCGCCATAATATTAATACAATTCGTGGTGCTATAAGTAGATTTGCGCCCCCTAGTGATAATAACCCTACTGATAATTACATTAATTTTGTAGCTCGTAACGTTGGCATTTCTTCAGATGCTGAAATAGATTTAGCCGACCCTGGTATTAGAGAAAAACTTATTTCTGCGATGGTACGTTTTGAAACCCCAGATGCAGCAAAAGAATATAATTCTAATTTATTAGAACAAGCAAGAACTTTATCAGGTAAGACTGCAGAGCCTCGAACTACCGATCCCGATGCAGCTATTTCTTTGTTTGTAAATAACCAAAAGAAAGCCCCCGCAAAACCCCTTACTGAAAAAGTAGCTAATATAGATGACCCCTATGCTTATGAAGTAACCGACCCAATTGAAATTTTTAAAAGAGGTATGGATGCTGGTTCTCAAAATCTAGCGGCAAACGTAAATTATTTTAGGGGTATTGCTGCAAGTATTGCAGGAGACGAAGAAGCAAAAGAAGATGCAATATTAGAAGGTAATCAAGCGCAAATAGCTGCTTCCCAAATATTAGCACCTGTTGAAAGTTTTGAGGAGTTTTTAGATGAACCTACTTTTGGTGGGTTTGTTAATCAGGTATTTAGTGCTACAGGTCAGTTTGCTCCTTCTGCTTTAGCGAGCATAACTGCGGCTATGGTAGGTGCAGGTGTTGGAGCGGTGGCCGGTGCCACAGCCCCAATAACAGGAGCAGCAGTTGCTAGCGGTCTGACTGCAAGCGTTGCTAAGAAAAAACTAGTAAAGGATGCTGTAAATAAATTTATGGCAAACGAGGCTGCAAAAAAACAAGGCAAAAAAAACTTACCTTATGCCCTAACCACTGATGAAAATAACGTAATTAATGGTGCTTTTGGTATTTTACAAAGAGAATATAGAAAAAAAAGAACA